GTCGGATTATATTTATCGTCCCATCCACATTTATGAAAGAAAATCGCAATTGAAAAATTAATTTACCATCGTAATTCATAGCTCAGCTAGTTGGTTAACTTAAATATAGCCTATACTGTTATTGTAGCATAATTTAATTTATTTTGCCAATAACTAATATAGGTGTTAACCCAAACACTAGATTTGCTAATTTCATTAAGTGGTCTTAATTATTCATTTAATAACAAAAATTTTAGCTGATTTAATATTAACCCCTTAAATCATAATAAAAAGAGTAATCTGCAACATATTTAGTATTGTTATGGTCAAAACCACGCATTAAGATATCATCAACAGGCTTATTTTCCCGAATATTTCTGATAATGAGATCAATTTCGTCGTCTGTCCATCCATATTTAATAGCGCAAATTTTCTTGTGCCATTTGTCGCAGCATTCTTTTGGCGGTGTTGTTGGATGTAGTGAATATGCATGCATCATGTCTTTGACTGCCTGCCTTGTTTTAATTTGGAATGTTTTCTTAAACTCTTCAACCTTGTCGACTGTATTTGTATCTTGAAATCCTTCCTCGACTGGTATTTTGAATTTTGCCTTACCTTTTTGTCTTTTTGACGGTAGTGTTTCACTTTTAAATTTCTCGCTGAAACACTCAAATAATTGTAAATTTGCACACCATTTCTTATCTGATACGTAAATGGCATTCTTGTAATTATTAATTTCTCTAGTAGAAGCTTTATTACAATTTCTGGTAAATGGTGTTAAAGTGTAGTATCTCTGTAGTTTCCTTGTAACGCGATGTGTTTTACAATCCTTGCAATAGAAAGTATCTGTACTACAGAAGTCAGTGTCGTATATTGTACCGAATTTTAAGAATTTTAAAGCGGTTCCTGACTTGTACTTACACTTACCGTCTGGATTAATGCCTTTTGTTTCGAAAACTTGTTTAAAAGCATTTCTTATTAGGTCGTGATTGGTAGGTACCATGAATATTACGAAATCATCTCCTTTAACTAGCAGTTCGTAACTGTCTTTATCCATATTTAGTACAACTTCCATCACATAGCGAATCAATCTTGAAACCAGTTCCGTATTACCATGTGTTGTTGGGTATTCCCCTGATTTTCTGGTTCCTTCTATTTTGATATGACCTAATTTTAGTAGACTCTGCATTCCTCGGAATTTCATAGTCATTTTCTCGAACATTTTGCAGTTTATTTTGGTAGTATCTTGACATAAGAAAAAGTCAAATAATTCAGGTTTGCAATGATATACCTTGTCTGCTACCATTCTATATGACAGTCTATTTATTTCTAATAAGAACTTAGTTACTGAGCGATCTAGTCCTGAAATATCTCCTTGTACTGTCATTAACAATCCTTTGCTTAGGCATTTATTGTAAAAGCTACCTAAGTCATCCCAATTTTTATCCACACAGTATCCCTTAATATTGTTCTTAGCATACAGTTCTTGCAATGCCGAAACTACTGGTCCTGTAACAAATTTGATATACGGCTCAGGTGCCGATATACATCTGTTTTTGGGCCAGTCCCATTCGCCATTGTTAACTGTAACTTCTTGTTTCTCCAATTTACAAAACATATTGAAATTATTAGAGAAGGGTACTTCTTGTTCGCCTTTATGCCATGGTTCGATTTCGAGCTGTTGTGCACGAGTTAATCCATTATACCAATTGGCATACGAATATTTAAAATC